ATACTTTAGTTAGTGTAGGTTTAGAAACAGAATATGAACCAATTGTCATGGCAGGTGTAGCCGCACAAATGGTTGCTGGTAAAGATATTGCAAAACTTGATGCTAAATATATAACTGAACAAATGTCTATAACTAACGCACCTATAGGCAGTTCTAATAGTCTTAGAAATAGTTTGTTACAATATCAACAACTTTTAATACAACAAGCTCGTAAAAATCTTAGAGCTAAATATCCAGAACCAGTAACACTTAATAGTATAAATTATCCAACCTAATGGCTAGAGTAGCTAATACAACCAGTATTAAAAATCCTACAAGATATGGATATAATTTACAATTAGATAATATTTATTTACGTACAGCTGTAGGTCCTGGTCGTGAAATGACTATACAATCATCTGATGTACAAGCAGGCCAACAAGTTAATGTTAAACAAAATCCTGAAGACTTTACATCTAATTTAGGTCGTATATATTCAAGAAACAATTTTTCTGCAGGTCAAGGATTAGATACTGCACATAGAAGTGATGGTAAACCAGATGATGTAAATAGATTCTGGGATAGCAAAGGTATTGATGTATTTCACGGAGATGATGAAACTTCCTATCATATACATTTGTTATACACAACAGCTGCAGAAAGTTTATCTTTTAGTAATAGCAATAACTATATGACACAAACTACTAACGGTAATATATACGTTACTGATGGTACAACTGTACACGAATATGATGCTACTGCAGAAACTTGGAGTGCTATTTTAGCTGCAACTAATGGTGCAACTTATAACTTTACAGGTGCTGCTGCATTTGGAAACACAGTATATTTTACTACTGCTGATGCTACTAATACTAACTCAGAGTTTATACATTATGAACCAGGTGGACACGGTTGGTCTACACATAACACAGCTTTTAATACATTAGGTGGATTAACAGGCGTATGGTTTGTTAAAAATACTTTGTTTGTTACTGGTAATGATAATACTGCAGAGTATGTTTGGGAAGGTGATGCATTTGCAGATAGTTGGGCATCAGCTTTTGCAACAGCAGATGCAATAATAGAAGTAGAACCTACACATCAAATAAAAGGTATTGTTGATGGTGGTGCTGTAGTTTTAGCTGCTAGTACTGATGGTAATGTATATTCATTTAAATTGTCATCTGGTGTGTTTGTAAATCAAGGACAAACAAAAATACCTTTTGAAGAAATACATTCTATTGCTGCTGCAGAAGGAATTATATTTTTTGGTACTAAAGAAAATACAAGAAGTGTAGGTAGGTTATACAGAGCAGAACTTGTTAATGCAGATGATTTATATGTATTAGCTAATAGACAATTAATAAAAGAATGGGTTGTTGATAACGTAGATACAACACCACATGCTATGTTTGTAAGCCGTGATAGTGTGTATATGGGTGTTAAAGAAGATACTAATGAAGTAAATTTGTGGCGATATTACCTACCAACAGGTGGTTTGGCTAGAGATTTACAAACAGTCGGTAATAGTTATGTATCAGGTATTACACAATCTGATGGTAAATTTGTAATAGTAGTTGAAGGTTCTGATGTATATAAAGAAACATCTACATATGAAGCAGAAGGTTATTTAATGACATCTGCTGCAGATTTTTTTACTGCAGAAAGTAAACAATTTGTAGGTGCAGAACTATCAACAAACAGTTTACCTGCTAATACACAAGTAGATTTATTATATTCAACTAAGTTTGAAGATTTAGATAATCCTGAATCTGCAACATTTACTACAGCTATAGAACAAATATCTGGTATTGGTGATGTTGAAAAACAAATAGCAGAAGTGTCAAGGTATATTATTGGTAAAGTCGTACTTAAAAGTACAACTGGTTTGAATACTCCTAAAGTCAAATCTATACAATTTCGTGCATTAGCTAGACCTGAATTAGTAGTTGCAAGAATACCTATTAATATATCTGATAGAGTAGAAAGACCTGGTAGAAAACCAATAAAAGTAAAAGGTTTAGGAGATGCTTTGTATAAAGCATTACGTGATAAAGAAGGTACATCTGTAACATTAGAAATATTTCAACCTACTGAAATTATACGTGGTGTTGTAGAGCAAATAAGCTATCCAATACAATCTAATGAAGTTGTTGGAAGTGATACTCATTATGCTATCATTACAGTGCGTGGAACTAGACAACCATCGCTAGAAGATGTAACATCTGTAAACACAGTAGGTATTGCAGCTTATGGTATTATGAGATTTGGAGCGTAAATGGCAAATATAGAAAGTCAAATAGTAAACTTTTATGAAAGTACTTTAGCTACTCTTTTAGCTAGTGGTGCTACATCAACTACAGTTGCTACTGCACCTACAACTAATGGTACTTCAGTTATTAATGCTAGTGCAGGTAGTCCTATTTATTTAGTATTAGACCCAGATAACTCTGGTAATAGAGAAGTTGTATCTGTTACATCATCATCAGGAACTACATTATCTGCAATAACAAGAGATTTAGAAAACAGATATGGTGGTACTCCGCCTGACCATCAAATAGGAACAACTGTACGTTTAGCTGTGTTAGCTGAACATATGGAAGATTTAAATGATAGAGTTGACGCTGTATCTACAGTTGCTAATGCTGCTATACCTGTAGCAGATATACAAGATGATGACACATTTGCTAGTGCAACAGCAACAGATGTAGCTAGTTCCGAAAGTATTAAAGCCTATGTGGATACCCAAGTAGCAACTAAAGCAGGTATTGGTTTGATAATAGCGTTAGGATAATTATGGGTATGTTATTAATGCTTAAAGAAGGTGGAAGTCTAGGAATAGACACTATTGGTAATTTACCAATAGATGAAGATATAGATTTATTACCTGATACTGGTGCAATATCACTAGCATTTAGGGAAATAATGGAAGCACTTTCTGTTACTAACACGACAAGTACAAAGGCTCGTGCTATAGTTATGGGAAGCATATAAAAATATATGGAGATAAGATAAAATGGCAGAAACATTTAAATCAGTAACATTAGACGCAGGTCTTACAATGTCTGACTTAATCCCAACAGTAGCAGCAGATACACAAGTAATTGTTATATCTTGTCGTGCCACCAATGTTGATGGTTCAGCAGATGCAACAGTAGATGTTGAAATTACAGATGGTGCTAGTAAAAATGCTTATGTTGCTTATACAATGACAGTTCCTGCAGATAGCTCTTTAGAGTTAGCAGGTACATCTAAGTTAGTTTTACAAACTGGCGATAAGTTACAAGGGTTAGCATCAGCTACTGGAGATATAGAGTTTTTCGTTTCTTACTTAGAGATTACATAATAAGGAGTACCTATGGCTAAATATGGTTTCACAGGTGCTAAACCTACACAATCTAGTTCTGCCAATACTGGCGTATTTGGCGTTAATGATGTTGTTGAATTACTAGGTAAAGGTAAATTTAAACTACAAGGCTTTGATATGCAATACTTAGTCCTCGCAGGTGGTGGAGGTGGAGGTCGTAGAGGTACTGCTACATCTGGTGGTGCAGGTGGTGGAACTGATGGTAGAATTGGTGGAAACGCTGCTGCTAACACAGGTTCAGGTGGAGGTGGTGGTAGTTATCAAGGTGGTGGTGTTCAACATATTGCAGGTGCTAATGGAGGTAGTGGAGTAGTTATACTTCGTTATCCTGATAGTTTTACTATTATAGATGATTTATCAAGTTTAACAATGTCAACTGCTACAGCTGGTTCAGATAAAGTTACAACTATTACAGCAGGAACAGGTTCAGTGAGTTTTAGTTAATGGCACATTACGCATTTTTAGATGAAAATAATATTGTTACTAGCGTTATTGTTGGTAAAGATGAAGGTACTGATGGTATAGATTGGGAACAAAAGTATGGAGAAATTAAAAGTCAAACCTGTAAAAGAACTTCATATAACACTTCAGCTAATCAACATACTAATGATGGCACTCCATTTAGAGGAAACTTTGCAGGAGTAGGTTATACCTATGATGTAGAAAATGATGTATTTTATAGACCACAACCATTTGATAGTTGGACTTTAAATACAAATACATGGCAGTGGGAAGCACCTGTTGCATACCCTACAGATGGACAAGATTACAACTGGAACGAAGAAACTCAAAGTTGGGATTTGGTAGAATAGATTATGGTAGATAAATCAAACGAATATGGATATGTTCCTTCAAGTCCTACACAAGCTGGTGGAAGTAATACAGGTGTATTTGAAGTTAATGACATTGTAGATTTAATAAATGCAGGACAATGGACATTACAAGAACCATTTGTTCATATTCAAACTATTACTGCAAATGGCGATAGTTTTATTGAATTTACAAGTATTGACGAAAGTAAATACCAAACACATTTATTAGTTATGAAAGAATATCAACAAAATAGTGGTAGTGCTACGCAAGTGTTTAATCCGACTTCGCAATTATATGAAAGTGGCGTATTGCAAACAGGTAGCGTTTATTATTACACAAGTTGGCGTATGGACGATGTTAACGCCTATAGTGAAGCTAAAGCTAGTTTAATTAACAGTTTTCCATTTCAAAGGGGCAATTTATATAACACTTCCGATATTGCACACGGTTATACTTACTTTTATAATTTAGGTAATAGTGGAAAAATGAGCCACGCTACTTTCACTTCAACAGTAAAAGAACAAAATAATAATTTTAGAACAATTTATGGACAAGCAACTTTAACTAATACTTCAACAGTTGATGGTATTCGTATTTATTGTAATGGCGATTTTGATGGTGTATTTGAATTATATGGATTAACAGTATGAGTGCATTAAAAAAAATAGGTACATTTTCGGCAACAGGAAGTGCTAGTTTAACTATTTCTAATTGCTTTACCGATACTTATGATGTTTATAAAATAATAGTTAAAGAATTAGATACTACTGCTTCAGCACAAAATTTAGATATTAGATTATGTGATAATACTGGAACAGTTATAACTACTTCGGATTATAACTATGTTCGACACGTACAAGAAAGCACTAGAACATATTTACAACAAGGTGCGTCTTCAAATGCTAATGTACCATTAGTTAATATTGATGGTGGTAGTTCACATAATCCAGCAATAGTTATTGAAATATTCCAAACTAGAAACTCGGCTTTATATACGCAAGCAGTTTACGAAAGTAATACATATAATATTGACCCAAGCGCATATTATTTAGAGGGTATATTTGGAAACTTTCAACTTAATCAAACAGTAGTAAATAATGGAATAGAATTTTCAGTTAGTAGTGGTACTATGGATATTACAGTATCAGTTTTTGGATATTTGGATAGTTAATTATGCCTTTAGAATATGTAAATAAATCAACTTTTTCAGCTGCAGGAAGTGCAACTTTAACAGGTATTAATTCAACAGATACTTATATAGTACATTGGAAAGGTATTCAAATTAGTAATAACAACACAAATGTAGGTATTCAATTTACAAGTGGTGGAAGTCCATATACACTTGCAGTTTATAATTATTATCAGCAACGTATGGGTGCTTGGAACGAAAGCAAAGGTCAAAACCAAAGTTATATTAATATGACAAATTTCGGTGGAACAGGCACTTATTCATATCCTGCTATGGACGGATTTTTAACTTTGTATTCTTTTAATACTTATAGTGTTGAACCAATGATAGATGCACATATAGCTAGTATTCCATATTCAACAGTTAATGGTGGTTGGGGGCATAAGTTTGGTGGTGTTTGTAAAAACACTTCAGGACAATTTGACGGAATAAGAATATATAATCCAAGTGGTGGTACAATATCGGGAGAAATGATATTATATAGATTAATAGTATAAGGAAAAAATATATGACAGAAGAACAAGCTATTGCACAAGCAACACAAGAAGTTGAAGCTGAAAAACCTTTAACAAAAAATATTAATGGTGTTGTTAGTGATTTTACAGAAGAAGACTACCAAGATAGAATACAAAGTCGAGCTACTTATATTCTAGACCAATATAACAATGGTTATATAATTGCTAGACAATCTGCTTATTTACCAATAGCAGAACAACTTGACATGATGTATTGGGATAATGTCAATGGTACAACTACCTGGAAAGACCACATAGCACAAGTCAAATCTGATAATCCAAAACCTGCATAAAGTTTTCTGTTATAATCCTGCTTATGGATTTTATAATTGGATTTTTATTAGGTTATTTTTTTAAAGAAACTGTATCTTATCTTAAAAGATTAGCTACACCTACACCAAAAGAGTGGGATAAAGAATGGGATTGGTTATCACACGAGGATTTACCATAATGGACACATACAATAAAGAAATATTAAGTCGTTATGCTCAACAAAAAAGATTGAGAGATAGGCAAAACAAAGCAGGTATGGATGCTGCTAGAAATAAAAGTATCAGTGGTGTAATTAAATCTGCACGAAAAGCTCATAAATTACAAAAAAGTATGGACATATTAGGTTCTGCGTATGTAAGTCCAAAACCATATGTAAAGAAAAATTACAATTAATAATGACAAACAATGGCTATACTCAAAAGGAACTTCTTAATATGGTCATTGATAGACTTGACAGACTAGAAGAAAAACTAGATGCAAAACTAGATAAAGCAGAGTTTTATAAAGTATTAACGCTACTTGTAGCATTAGGTGGAGTTGTTGCAGCAATTGTAATGTAATGCTAAGAATACTCTTAGCTTTATTTTTATTAATACCTTTACCTGTATTAGCTGACCATGTTCCAACACAACCTGCTTATGGTCAAGACCTTACAACAGATAATAACGCAGGAACTATAACTATTGGTATATTGGGTTCTGATGGATGGGAAGATAGTCCACCTGAAAATTACACAATATTTTTTAGTGGTAGTAGTGGTATAACTGAAACAAATAGCTTTTGTGTTACTACATCTTTTGGTCATCAAACAAATACTTGGCAATACTATACATTTAGTAATGATGATTTAAAATATTACTTTGCAGATTTAGCAGGAAAAAACTTTTATTTTGCAATTAGAAGTAATAATGAAACAGATAATAGTGTTTCTACTTTAACTACTGAAAGTGTTTATAACATTTATGCAGGTGTTGCATTTGAATTTAACCAAACAGATTGGTCAGCACCTACAGGAACAGATGCTTGTAATCCTTATGTAGTTACTACTACAACTACAGTTGCACCTATAACAACAGAAGATGATGCAGTAAAAGAAGAAGTGGTAGAGGAAACTACAACTACTAGCACTACATTACCTCCACCACCTCCACCACCTACAACTATTCCACCTGAAGAAATAATTGTAGATGTAAAAGTTGAAGGTGTTGATAAAACTTACACACAGGCAGATGTCAATGATGGAACTGTAGATAGAGATAAAGAAAGAGTTGCTAACCAAAATAAATTTGGTTGCTATATGACAGACGCACAGATAGAACGTGGTGATTGTGATATTATTACTGATGATGAAAAACCAGATACCGAAACAGAGCTTTCTGATGATGATGTTGTGGTACTTAAACTGGAGCCTGAAGATGAAATTAAAGAACCTGAACTTATTATCGAAGAAGATATTATTGAAGAGGAAATTAAGATTGATGTTAAGGAACTCGAAGAAGATTTTAAATTTGAAGAATCAGAAATTATTATCGAAGATATACCTGAAGATATAGTTATAATTATAGAAGATGATATTGTTGAAGAAACTCCAGAGATTCCAGAGGAAGTTTTGGTTGAGCCAATACAGGAAAATGTTAAGGAAGAGCCAGCCGAAGTTATAGTACTTGATACTGTACCTAATAAAAAACCAGAAGAATTAACTAAAGAAGAAGTTATTGTTGAAGTTGCTGAAGTTGAAGAAGTAATTAAAGATATTGTTATAGAAGAAATTACTACTGAAGAAGTTATTGAAGTTCTTGAAGAAGTTAATGATATTGGCGTACAAAATCTTGAACAAGTTACTGAAGAAGTACAAGAAGTTATACAAGCTGTAGTTGAGGAAGCCATAGAAGATGTTGAAAACCTTACACCAGAACAAGTTGAAGTTGTTGCTGAAGTTTTACAAGTTGAAACTGAAGATGTTGAAATTATTGCAGAGGCTGTACAATCAGACGTATTAGTTGCAGAAGCTGTAGAAGAGTACGTAGAGCGAGCTGTAGAAAATGCAGACGTAGAAGACTATACATTAGCTGATGTTGTCACAGAAGTACAATATGAAGCATTTATAGAAAATCCAATAGAAGTATTTATAGATTTTGACAATATAACTGACATAAACCTTTCAAATATATCTGACGATATGACACAAGACCAAAAAGAAAAAGCACAAGAAGTTGTAGTGCCAGTTATTCTGACTAGAATAGCTAGCATGGCAGCTTTTATATTTAGGAGAAGCTAATGATAAAAAAATTATGGTCGTGGGTGGTAGAAGCAATAAAAGAAACATTAAACCTTAGCTGGACTTTGGTTGGTTTAGTTATTGCTACACTTACATTAACTGGTTCTGCACAGCAAATAACTGGTTTAGCTACTATAATTACTTTATGCATATGGTTATTAACCATAAGTTTTAGAAAGTAGGTATAATACATGGCACATGAAGCTAGAAAAAAAGCTATGCTTAAAAAATATGGCTTGTCTGGTGTAAATAAACCAAAACGTACACCTAAACACAAAACAAAATCACACGTTGTTCTTGCACAAAAAGGACATAAAATTAAATTAATTAGATTTGGACAACAAGGGGTTCGTGGTGCAGGTAAAAATCCTAAAAGTAAAAAGGATAAAGCACGTAAAAAATCTTATTACGCACGTCATAATGCACAAGATAGAAATCCTGATAAATTTAGTGCTAGATATTGGTCACATAAGGTTAAGTGGTAATTATGGCTAGAAAAGTATCGTGGAGATGGGGCAAAAAAACATATAGTGGTACAGTTATACGTACTACTAAAACACATATCTATGCACGTACACACAATGGTAAAATTAAAAAAATTCCAAAGAGAAAATAATGCCGTTACCTGGAGCTTATGTTAACAGAAGTAATACACCTGGTCAGTATTGTGCTAATTGCAAATATTATTCTAATAACTATTGCATTGCATTCAAAGAACAAGTAGCACCTTATGGTTGGTGCAAAGCCTGGAAAGGGGTAGAAGATGAAATACGAAGTACTTAGAGTTAGTAGCCAAAAAGACTCTACATCAGGACTATTGTTTGAAGTAGACAATGGTAAACGTACATTTTTATGCTACACAATTGAAGATGAACAGCGTGATGTAAAGGTCTGGGGTGAAACACGTATACCTGCAGGTACATATCAACTAGAGTTACGTACAGAAGGTGGTTTTCATAACAGGTATAAAAGTAGATATGGTGACTGGCATAAAGGTATGATATGGGTAAAAGATGTACCAGGATTTGAATATATTTTATGGCACACAGGTAATACTGACGAAAATACTGCAGGTTGTTTGCTGTTGGGTAATTCCCAAGAAAGCAATATTGTCAAAAAAGATGGGTTTGTAGGAGCAAGTCGTGATGCATACAAGTTTGTATATCCTCGTGTTGTTGCAGCTATTGAATCAGGCATACGTGTCAATGTAGAATATATAGATTATGATGGTGATGTTAAAGAACTATCTAATAAAGCAACTGATGATGTCATACTTACAAGTACAGTAATGGATAAATTAAAAGAGATAAGTGGTGAAGTTCAAATGTTATCTGCTAAAATAGACGGCAGAAAGATAGTATAATGTCAGACCCAATACAAGATTATATAGACGAAATAGAAGGTAAAGGTGGTATGTCTAGTGGTAAACAAGGTTCTGCTGCACAAGGCCCTAGTCCTGATTTTCTTGATTATGGTACAACACAACAATCATATAAAGAAGCTACATTTGTAGAACAAGAAATGCTTAAATCTATTGACGATAACTTGTTAAAAGCAAACAAAGCATTAACTGACCTTAAAAGTAGAGTAGCTCCTCCTCAACCACGTACAGCACAAGGTGTTGCTAAAGCAGTAGATTATGAAAAAGGTTTAAGAGATACAGTTTCTTTTTTAGAAACAGAAAAAGCACAAATAACTGCAGCTTTAGAACTTAAAAAAGAACGACTAGGTACACCTATGGAAGTAATTGCAGAAGAAGCTAATGTTAAAGCTAAATCATTAGAAGGTCCTCCAGTAATTAAACAAAGTACTAAAAGTAAACCACCTTTTCTTAATATTGATGTACCTACACAACAAGCAAATGTTAAATTACCTGATGGTAGAAGTGCTACTATCAAAGTAGACCCTAATGTCAAAGGTAGTGCTACAATAATTGGTACTGAACCTGCACAATCTCCACAATCTGCTGCTAAAGAAGTAAAGAAAACACAAATTTCAGAAATTACAATGACTACAGAACCTAAAGTATCACCTGGCGGTATAGAATATAGGTCACCTAAATCTGTTAATGTTCCTGATATGCGTATAGGTCAAGACCCTAGTGGTAAACCTATTAAAGGTAAATTACCTGCAAGTCAATATTTAACTGAACGTGCATTTAAAACTGAAAAAGAAATAGTAGAAGGTTACAGAAAACAAAGTGCTGATTATGGTATGCAACTTGCAGAAGAACAAGTTAATCAATATAAAACTGAGTTTGATTTTGAAACAGGTGAAACTAAAAAAGCTACATTAGAAAGCACACTTGGTACTAAACCAAAATATACTGATGAACTAACTGATTCACAAAAAAAAGCATTATATAAATCAAATATACCTCTTGCAAAACCTACTACTGGTTTAGGTGAAAGCACAGGTAGGCCATTTCCTGTTAAACCACCAACATCTAAAGGTGGACAAGCTGCAGGATTTGGTGATGCAGGTAAGTTACCTGATGTAAAACCTTCATATTTTACAGCTGGTCCTTTATTAAAAGGAGTAAACAGATTTTTCAAAGGTAAAGCCTTCGGACTTGGAGTACTTCCAAAAGGCTCTATAGAAGAAATACTAGGTAAAGTACCTGGTTCTCAATGGAGTAAAAGACCAGAGGCTTAATGTTTGAAAAAAATAAAAGACAAAGAAACCAAGATGGTACATTCAAAAAGGATGTAGCGTGGACACCTTGGAACGAAGCTTGGAGTTATAAAATGAGTGAAGACTTAAAATCAATGTTAAACAAAACATTATGGACATTTGTTGAAGCTTTTATTGGTGCATTAACAGTTGCTCCACTTGTAGGTGTAGACGCTAGTGCAGTGCAATTAGCAGCTATGTCTGGTGCAGGTGCAGCTCTTGTTGTTGTTAAAGAATTTGCTAAAAAGCAAGTATCATCACCAGCTAAAGTGAGTAAATAATGGGCAATACACCAAAAATTGTAGGTGCTGGTCATAGCCCAGAAGATTATATGCGTATGCAATTGGGCAAAATAACAGGACAAAGAAAAAGTAAATTAGAAATGGCTCAACGTAAATTGTATAAACAATCTATGGCTGGTATACAATCTATAGGTAGAAAAATGGCAAATAGAAAGTATGGAAATATGTATGGTAATGTACAAATTGCTAATCCTAAAACTTGGGAAGATAGAAACCGTGCTAATCAAGGTACAAAGTTAAATAAATAATGCATAGCGATAAAAAAACTGCACCTAGTCCTAAAGAAATAGAAGTAAAGATTTCTTCTGCATACACTACAAAAGGTATGCCTAAAAAAGAATCTGACGCTAGGTCAAAACAACATATGGCATTATCAAGTATGTTTGAACGCAAAGCTAATGAGTATTTTATGAAAATGAAAGATGCTCAACATAGAGGTGCTTACAAATATGCTGACAAAATGTACAGTAAAATGTTACGTTCACAAGACGAACAATACAGACTTGGATTTATAGGTTTACAGTTACGTAATAATAAATCTAAATAGTTTTACTTTCACGCTGTAGGTAACCCATAAGTAGTTCTCTATATGCAATGCTTGTACCTACACGTTGCCTACCATCGTATATGTCATGATGATGTTTACATAATATAGCTACGTTATCAAAGTCAAACTTACGTTTTTTACTACCACCCATACCTATACCTTTTATGTGTGCTAGCTCTAACCATTTGTTATCTGTACAATATGCCCACTCACAGACGTTTCCTGCTCTTTTAAGAGCTTGTTCACGCATTTCTGATAGATTGTCCATCATTCCTCCTCTGGATTGTACATAGTGTATTTAAGTGTTAATTCAGTTAATGGTTCTATATCTTCATTAACCCATAAATAGTTGTATCCATCAAACCTTACTAATTGACAGTTAGGTATATTACTATGATTAATAAAGCCACCTAAAGGTGTACGTATAATCTGTGCATTACAATCGCAGTAGATATGTACAATGCCTAAATTAGTACCCTTCTTTATTTTTTTCTTAGCAAATATACCTAGACCGTCAATTTTACTAGGCATGATAGTTAGACTATCTGGCAATGGCCGATATTTAGCCATAAATTGTAAAGTATCTTCCTGTTGGGAAATCCCATGCATTTAATATATCTATCCATCTAACTTTAGTACCATCAGTATCCCACTGACCTTCGTATATAGCGTTAGATACATACATAAATAACTGAGAACTACATCTACCATCGACCTTACCTACTGTTTGTGGTAAGTCTAATAAAGTTTGCATATAACGTAACGTATTTTCTGTTACAGCTCCTCTATCTGATTGCCTTGCATCCATCATATCTAATGGTGCAGCTTCATTAGTACCTGTAGTTATACGTTTAGGTGCAAATTCAACAATACTGTCTAAATTATGTGTAGCTTTTAACTGTATATTTAGTGTTTCTTGGTCAATTGTATATGAAATCCATACTTCATTACCATTTTTTGTTAGGCCTAAGAACCTACGACCACCAAATGTATCTTTAGTTTTGGCCTTATCACGTAATTGTTGAACGCTTTCTCTAAATTTTTTACGACTTTCATAATTATGGTCGTACTCTAATTTTGTTTTGTAGCTGTAATCTGTAAAGTTATTCATTACTCCTCCTCTAACTGACTTAAATGCCAGTTGTAATCTGTCACAAATTTATCCATAAGAAAACGAAGTTTAATCATGTTTGGTGCAACATTAAATGTATCACTGCCACATGCATGGTCAAACTGTTTGGCCCATACCTTCATAAACTTAGGGTTAGTAAATATATTTATTTTTGTTATATCAATTTTCTCTTTCATCAAAGTCCTTAAAATAATTATCATGACAATTCTCACATTTTTTGTTCCAGGGTACATCTGTAACAAATGCAGAATTACAATCTTCACATAAGTAATTAAATAAATCTACCACTTTACTGTTCTGTAGATTTTTGTTTTGATAATAACTGTATATATAATCGTTCATTATTAGCTCCTTTCCAACAATGCCTACTGCTATTCCAATGATGCCATCCATCATTGTATACCAACCACGCAGCGACACTTGTAGCGGTGCGTGTGTTGGTCCTAGGATTAATTATATCAAGCTTTGGGGTTAACCAAGCCCATGTTTTATCGTTAAATTGCCATAGTCCAACATCCCTAGTTCCATTTGTATTATTACCTACTGCGTTAGCTATACCAGAACTTTCACAAAATATAATACTTAATGCTTTAGGAATATCTTCTTCTTTAAAATACTCTGAAACCAAGGGTGCGTAATCTGTAACATATTCTATTTTGGATGCACTTTCTACGCACTCTCGGTATTCAGGTAATGAATCGACTGTAATCAACATAGGTATCATACAGCCGATTATTATTTCTATCATTAGCTAATGTTAGACTTCTGAACCTAAAAGGTTTCTATTTTCCACTCTTCAGGTATGTCAGAGTTGTCTAACCACCATGACTTACGCCATTTGCCTGTATGACCACCACATATTGCAGGGTCATTAGTACTGCAAACAAAGTCAGGTGATTTATCGCTTTTTTTGGATTTACGATTATCGTATACCATGGCCTTGCAAAATGGACATGCTAGGTCATCACGATAATTTTTTGCTTCTTCCATTTTATTTACTATATCTCCTACAACACCAGATAACTCTGGGTTGCTATTGTCTGGTGTGATGTCCTTAACTACATCTGCTTCCACAAGTGTTTCAACCTTTTCGTCTAAAGACATTTGGTCTAACGCACTAGGAATTTTAGCTTCTGTAGCACCAGCAAGTTTTTCTAACATATCGAAATACTTATCTAGTTGGTCATCACTCCAATACGTTTTGTCATTAGGAAACTTTTTGACACGTGCATAGTCATTAGCTCTGCCAATAACTGTTTTACGTACATCAAGGTCCTTAATATGTTCAGTAATACCTGCAACTGTTGTTGCTATAAACTGAATATCCTGACTCATGACAATAAGTCTGGATTGTATCTACCTAAAAACAATTGACTTGTAGGTGTAATTACTCTTCTAAATTCAAAGCCTTTAGAATTGTATTTTTTATTATACCTATTGTACCTTGTGTGTAATTTGGTAGCTTTTCTATCTTCTATCATATCAAGTACAACCCATTGATTAGGATGTGCAGTAAGTTTTTCTGCGTAATTTTCCTTATCAAAAATAGGTTCTTTTTTAGAAGGTTCCAAAATAGATTCTGGTACTTCTGTTAATACTTGACCTACTTTATATTCCATTGATAACTCTTTTCCCAAAGACAACGAATTGTTTGCCATCTCTGTATGTTCTAAATGCATATTCACCATCATATTTTTTATTCCAAGAGTTAGCTCTTGCATAGTACTTGGTAATTTTTGCATTGAGTTCAGCTTTATCAAGTCCTTCTATATCAATCACATCCATAGCTACCCATTTATTAGGGGCCATATCAAGTAGATTTTTATAGTCGTCTTTGAATATGTCAACTCTTTTGGCTGACATATCTGGTAATGTTTCGTCAGTTAATATCTGACCAACTTTGTAGTCCATTATTTTCCTTCCTCGGATGC